CCGCGAGACTCAAGAGCGCTCGATCGATAATCTCTCAAAGGCCGCGGTCGCGGCCGGCTTTCATTATGGACAAATGTCGAAATTGATCGACGCTTATGATGGAAATATCGCGGCCTTGACGACCGCGATCCGAAAGGGCGAGGAGGGCGTCGCGATACAAAAGGCGCTCGCGGACGTCGGGAAAGAAAACGAGGTCGTCAATCAAAAGCTCGCAAAGTCTCATGAGGATTATTCCGTCGCGGCCGGGAAAACGGCCGAGGCGACAAAAACTTGGATTGATTATTTAAAAGACAAAGGGCTCATGACGGTCCAAGAAAAATCCGATCGCATAAAAGAGCTTTGGAGTTTGCTCGGCGACCTCGACGCCGCTTATAAGACGCAAAAAATCGACCTCGAAACCTATAAAAAAGGCGTCTCCAAAAGGTCCCGCCGACTTTGGAGGATAACTTTTTCGGCGTCCAAACGCTCGACGAGGCCCTCGACGATTGCGCGGATAAAATGGGAATGAGCGCGGCGACCTCCCGGGTCCTCGCTTACGAGCTCGCGCGCCTCGCCCTCGCCGCTCAAGGAATCGTCCTCCCGGATATCAGTTTCCCGGAGGATCAAAAGGCCGCGGTCCGCGAGGACGTCGACGATTTCAAGCATTATTGGGACGGATTTTTTAACGACGTCTCCTCTCAATGGGGCGATACGATCAATGATTTTATCGGCGGGAATACGTCGATTGTTACCGCATGGAATAGGCTCTGGAAGGATATGGGAAAAACGATAACCGATTTCGTCGGGAAATTTATAACCGAAAAATTAGTCGGGGCGCTCCAAGGGATCGTATCTCCGGCAAAGGACGCCGCGGGAAAGGCGAGCGAGGCGCTCGGCGGGATCGGGACGACCGTCTCAAGCGTCGCGAGCTCGATCGGAACCGCGATAACCTCGATCGCCGGCGCGATCCTGGAGGTCGTCGAGCTCGTCGCGACGACGGTTATTGATATTGTCGCTTATGGATTAACGACTCTCGCCGAGGCGATCGCGACCGCGGCAACTTCTCTCGCGGCCGCGGCTCCGAGCCTCCTTATCGTCGGGGCCGTCGCCCTCGCTCTTTATGCGGGATTCTCCGCAATCAATGCGCTCCTTTCTTCGGGCGGAGGCGGGGCCGGCGACGGAATGGGGCGCGTTGTCGGGCGGCAAGATGTTTTTTTGGCCGGATGGTCCTGGTGGTATTTAGATATGGCGCGGATGACCGATTATCTATGCGGGCGGGCCGATCGCCGTACCGATCAACTCGACAACCTCGCGGACGTCGCAAATAATATTTTTAATCGGATTTCAGAAGTCGGAACCAAGTTAACGGACGCCGTCTATAAAGTCCGCGACGCGATCCTAAACGTCCCGGCCGCGGCCGGCGGCGGCGTCTTTATGAAACCGACTTTTGCGATGATTGCCGAAAAGCGTCCCGAGGCCGCGATCCCGCTTGAACGCTTAAACGAATTTCGCGGCAATGGCGAAGGAGGCCGGCCCGCGGCTCCGCCGATTAATCTCTCTGCAAGCTTTGAAATCTCCGCCGTTGACGGCGCGAGCGTCCGCGATATCGTCCGAACAAAAGTCGGGCCCGAGCTCGTTTCTTGGCTTAAAACAAATTTTGGAAAAGACGCGCTCCGGGCGGCTTTAGGAGTTTCGTAAAATGTTTTATAGCTATATTAATTTTATAAACTCCTCGACGCTTATCTCGACCTCGACGGAGGACGCGCTTTATCTTAAAGAATATTTATATGACAACCGGCCGAGTCGCCCGTTTCGCTTTACCTCGAAAACGAGCCAAAATATTTTGATCGACCTCTCGGCAACGAGGCGCGTTTCGCTCGCCTGTCTCTTTAACCATAATCTCACGCCGGCCGCGTCGATCGGCCTCCAGGCGAACGGATCGAACGCATGGGGCGCGCCGGCAATCGATCTCCGGATCAATTATCGAGAGCTCGACCTTTACCGCCGGCTCAATAGTCAAAATCGGTGGCTCCGGTATACGGTCGACGATCCGACGAACACGGCTTTCCCGGAGATCGGGCTCGCTTGGCTCGGGGAATGGAATAAGCTCCCGGGGATCCGCGTATCTCCCGGGCGGGATGACTCTCCGAATTTTATAACGACGGAGCAACAAACCGCCTTCGGGCAAGATTGGGATATCTATTTGTCCGAGGCTCAAAAATTCGAGCTCTCTTTAACGGAGCTTTTCGATCCCGCGACGCTCTCCGCCTTTCATGTTTTCTTAAGAGCGATCCAGGGATCCGCCGGTCGCTTCGTTTTTATCCCGGACGAGCGCGAGCCTCATGTTTACTTCGTCAAGGTCGCCGGGAGCCCGACGTCTCAACGAATTATTTACGGCCTCGGATCGAAAGAGCTTAAAGCCTGGAGCCTCTCGCTTAAGGTTTTGACTCGCGGGATCTCTTTGCTATGACCGTTCCTTATCGCTCGTTTACGGACTTTGAGCACGCGACGCTTGATTTAACAAATCCGGATTTTCCAACACTGAAAGGATCCTGGAGCGCGTCTCATATTCCCGGCGCTTATTTTGGATTTCAAAAAAAAGTAGATGGATCTTGGGAACATTGGTGGTATGGAATTGCGAAACCGTCGTCCGCAAGATGGGCCCGCCTCTCCGGCGGAGACGAGGTTATCAGCTTTCAATGGAAAATACTTTTTTCTTTGATTACGAACACAACCGCCCGGGCTCAATATCCCTCAATGGTAAGGACGAGCTCTAAATCCGCCGGAGAGATCGTCGATATGTCCGCCGTCTCTGGACAAGTTTATAAGGCCGGCTCGGATTGGTCGGCCTATCCCGGCGTTTCAAATGTGGGGGATTACGACGATGGGAAATTTATTGTTTTCGGAGATCTCCCAAAGTCTTATTGGCTCTATGGGTGCCCGTATCGGTCCGGCGTCGGGACTCAAGACAATTCAGCGCAAGAATATTTTTTCTTAACCGGCTTTAATGCCCGCGCGGGTTATCTTTGGGGAGGAGATCCCGAGGCCGGGCAAATTATTATGATCCAGGGCGTTTTTCAAGAGGTCCGAGCCCGCGTCCTCAATCCGGTCGTAAATTCTATTTCAAAATTGACCGTCTCTCCTCTCGGCGGAGACGAGCTTGTCCTCTCCGGCCTTGGATTTCATAACGACGACGACGAGCTCACGGACGCCGCGAACAATCCGAACAGCTCGACGCCGGCCGGTGGGTGGATCGACGACGTCCGGGAGATTCTTTTTATTGGAAGATCCGGAGAGGGCACGTTTACGTTAACCTCGGCCGGCGGAGATTTTACGGTTGACTCGAATAATCAAATTACGATCGGGGCGCTCCCTCCGCTCCCGATCGGGACTTATGAAATAAAATTAAGGAAAACAGGCGTTGCCGCGCGGCTCTCCTCCGGGAACGTCCCGGAGGCGTTCGCCGGAGATTACTCCGCGGACGTCGCGACGGGCGAAATGAGCGAAGGGCTTCGAATTGTTTTAATCGTTGGGGTTGGCTTCGGAGAGGACGCGGAAAAAAAGAAAACTCCTCTCCTTGCCGCGGATTGGGAGTTTCTTGTTGATGGGTTTATCGTACACAAATATTATTCTCCGATTGATATCCGCGCGCCGGCGCGATTTTACGACGGGCGGATCCTCCGAAATAGCAATTTCGCGAGGAGCGTCTCCTCCGGCCTCGGGACTTATCTCGGATCGGATATTGATATCACGCTCTCGAACGCGGACCGGGAATTTTCCCGGCTCCTCTTTGACGCTTATGTAAAAAATCAGGGCGTCGCGCTTTATTACATTTGGAGCGACGGGCCGGAGACGGCGCGGACCGCGCTCTCGGCTTTCGTCGTCGACGACTATGAGCTCCAGGGCCCGGAGTTCCGGGCGAAGCTCCGCGACATTGGATCAAAATATTTTCAAACCGCGCTCCCGCTCTATCGCTGTACGGTCGACGAGTTCCCGAATATTTATGAGGGAGCGATCAATTTTCCAAAGCCCGAGGTCCTCGGAGCGTTCGCTTTTTCCGGGACGGATAAAAAGGGCGCGATCCTCGCGGCCTATGTCGATACGGTCAACCATGTTTATCTCGCGGCGCGCGGATCCCTTCACGCGATCACGGCCGTTTATTCCGCCGGCGCCCTCGTCAATCCCGCAAATTATACCGTCTCCTATGACGTCGACGGGCAGACGCTTATTACTTTCGACTCGAATCAAGGGGATAAGGATATTACTTTCAATTGTGAAGGATACGCTTACTCGGGATATGAATATTCCTGGAATTCTCCCGCCGGCTTTGTTCAAAATCCGGCTTATATCCTCGCGTTTTTTCTTGCGTTTATTGTCGGCGTCCCGGCCTCCCGGCTCGATCTCGCGAGCTTTGACGTCCTCGCGGCCTATTTCGACGGCCTCGGGCTCTCGACCGCCGGCAAGTTCGCGGCGACCGGAGAGGAGCCCGCCGGCGATTATTTTTCTCAATTGCTTTATAGTTACGGGACGCTCGCGGCGTTCGATCGCCTCGGCCGGTGGAAGGTCGCGCGGAAGGACCTCTCGACTTTCGGGGCCTCGAAAAAGATATGGGCTCAAATCGACACGCTCGATCATCCGGTCCGGCAATTTAACACGGCCTCGGCCTTTAACCGGCTCCGGGCCCGATGGGATTACGTCCCGGCCGCGGATCTCTTTAAGGGCGGCGCGCCGTTCGAGAGCGGGCCCTCGATCCTGGCTCTCGGGACGTCGATTGAGCCCTCGACGGATCCGGATTTTAAATGGATTGATTCGGCCGCTTGGATTGCAATCCGGGCCGACGAGGAGCTCCGGCGATATGCCTTTGGGGATAATAAATTTATTTTTTCTCTCCCGATCGACTTTCTCGACGAGGTCGACCTCCTCGACGATATTTCGCTCCAGGACCTTTTCGGAATTACCGCGGGCGGCGAGGGCGACGTCGGCCGGCCCATGTATATCGAATCCTTGACGCCGGACTTTGAGGCGATGAGGATTGACGTCGTTTGTGCGGATCTCGCTTGGCTCCTCTCCGAAGTTTTTATTTTAGGCTCTCCGCTTATGGATGAAAATTGGAGCGCCGCGGGCCCGGAGGAGCGGAATTTCGGTTATTTGTGCGGGACGTCCGGGAGCTTTGCGGACGGCGTCGCCGGAAAAAAATTATAGGAGTCTCCCAAAATGCCAAATCTCGATGACGGGGCCGACGCCGTAACCGGCGACCGCTTGGATTATGAAGTTTTTAATAAGCTAAAAAACAATTGGAGAGCGGCCGCGGCTCCCGCGGATCCTCAACCGGGTATGATTCGCTCGGACTCCGGGGCGGATAAGCTCTTTCATGAGGGCGCGGCCGGCGAGGAGGAGGTCCTCCAGGAATCCCGCTCCGCCGATGCCTCTCCAAAATTCTCCGGCCTCTCTCTTAAGGTTGTTTCGATCGACGACTCGGACTCGCCTTATTCGATCCTCGCCTCGGATTATACGATCCGAGCGGACGCAACCTCGGGCGCCGTTACGGTCAACCTCCCTGCGGCGACGGGGTCCGGGCGAATTATTCGAATCAAAAAACTCGACGCTTCGGCGAATGTCGTAACTCTCGCGGCCGCGGCCGCGGAGACGATCGACGGCGCGGCCTCCGCGAGCCTCACGGCTCAATACTCGACGCTCTCCGTCCAGGACGTCGCGGCCGGCGTTTGGGATATTGTTCCGCTTGCGGGAGCGGGAAGCGGCGCGTCGACCTTGATTTTTTATGACGGATTCTCGGACGGATCTCTCGGGTGGTTTTGGCTCCAAGATGCCAACAGCGGGACGATTGTTGAAAGCGGATCCGTCTTGACGATCTCCGTCCCGGAGGGCGTAAACTGTGATTGGTGGTCGACAACCGCGAATGGGCCCGTTGTATATATTCCAATTTTCGCGGGGGCCTCCGAGGTCATTGTTAAAATAAATTCTTACGCGGAGGGTTTAAATACCGGGGCCGGAATTGCCGTTTGTATCGGAGCGGCCGGGGCGACCGCGAACGTTTGGGCGATTGAACATTATAGGGGCGGGGCGGGGATAAAAATTGAGGCAATCCAATGGGGCTCCGCGGCCGCGGCGTCGGCGGCCGTCGCGACGCTTCCAATCTGGCTTCGCGTAAGGATTTCCTCGGGAAATAACGCCGCGGCGGGATATAAAAAAATCACATTCGGATATAGCGCCGACGGAGTAACCTTTACGGATCTTTATACCTTTACGGCGAATCCGGACAATCTCGCCCTCTTTGCTCGGAATTGGCTTGACGTCGCGACCTATCACGCGACGGCCGCTCCGTTCGAATATATCCAGATCAACCGAGCGGACGGAGCTTGATAAATGGGAGATAAAAAATATTGGCAAAAGGATACTGTTGTTATATCGGCGATCGGGATTTTATTCGGGATTTTAAACCTCATAATTATTATTGTGGAGAAAATAAAATGAAAAAAAGGCTTTCGTCCGGCGGCGTCGTCGCGCTCCTTATCCTCGCGGTCCTCCTTTCGCTCGCGGCAACTTGCCCGATCTCCAGGCCGACAAAGGTTGTCCGCGTTTGCCTCGTCTCAAATGACCTCGCCGGCCCTTTTTGTCCGGCCGAGACGGTCGCCGATCGGCGCTTTTATCTCACGCCGAGGCCCGGGGAGCCCGTCGCGCCGTCGATCCTTTGCCGGACTCACGGCGATCCGGATCCGCTCGTCGAGGTCGACGCTTGCTCCGCCTCCCATTTAACGCCGAATAAATTTTGTCCCGAGAAAATATTGATCGAGGTCCGGAGCTCCGAGCTTCCGCTCGCCGTTTGCTCGACTCATAAGGATCCGGATCCACTTGTCGCGGTTGACTCTTGCGCTCTTTCGGGCCTTGCCTTCGGGCCTCGTTGTGTCGAACGAAAAATAATTCAAGTCCGGAGCTCCGCGCTCCCGCTCGCGGCTTGCTCAATTCACGTTGAAAGGGCGAAATATCCCTTATGCCTTTTTATCCCGGAGCTAATGGTCGCGCAAGGCGATATCAACGCTTTTCTGGCAAGGGCCCGAAAGTCTGGAATTTGGAAAATCCGATTTTTTCTCGTTAATTCCTGGGCCTCAATTCGGCTCGTCGCGTGGGAGCAAGCCCTTTATAACGGGAAGCTCGTTTTTTTTAATAAGCCGAGCGAGGGGGTCAACAATTGTCCGGTTACGGATATGGCTCGCCCGAACGCGGCATATTGGAAGCGGCTCGCGGAAATCCTGGCTTTGGTAAAAAAATACGACATCGAGGTTATCGCCACACTTGGGGATAATTGTTCTCTCTCTCCGCGGCAAGATAAATTATCTTATCCCTTCCTCGCCTCCCTCCAAACCGTTTCGATCGAGACGAAAGAATATATTCAACCTCCGGCCGCTTGGAGCATTTGCAAGGAGTCTCCGGGCGGATTATATGGGGTAGCAAAATATCCATATTATAGGGCGTGGATTAAAGACGTCGTCGCCGCGCTAAACGCTTCCGGTGTTAAATATGAATTGGAAATCCAGAACGAATTTTCTCGCCTCGATTGGGCGGCGGCGGCGAAGGAGCCCGCAAATTGGTATTCGATGATGGTCGCGGCTTGCGTTTCAAACGGCGTCCCGGCCTCCCGAATCGTTCACTCTGGAGATCAATCGATCACGCTCTCCCATGGGGGAACATGGGCGATGCATCAGATCGAGCAACCAGGCTTGAACGAAACGACTTGTCCTTATCCTCGGCTCATGCTTTCGGGGGATGGAGGATACGCCGGAAATTGGAAGGGGCGCTCGACGATCGACGTTGACGTCATGGGGCGTCACGGCGTTTCGGCCGCGGACGCCGTTGAGATCGCGAAGATGATTCGAACGAAAGGAATTTTAAAGGGATACGAATGGATGCCGAAAAGCACAAATAAGAGGAGCGATTTTTTAGCAAACGTGGACGATTGTACCGAGGCGATTTTTATTGTCCCGCGTCTCATGACGGCGGAATGGGCGAAATAGATATTTGCGCGTTTTAGCAAATCGAACGGATCGACCTCTCCTCCTTTAGGCCGGCGGGACGGCTCCGCGGCGGGCCTCGGCCGCTCCTCCGAGAGCTCGGGACGGATCCCGCCGGCCGCTCTCTCCTCCTCCCGGCCGGCCGCGGCCGCGCGCGTACAGGGCCCATGACGGGGCGATCGCCGAACTCCCGGGAGAAGGGTCCGCCCGGATCCGGGCCGGGATCTCCGGCCTTTCGGCTTTTCCCTTAAAAAACGACGCTCCAGGATCGCGTACAAGGGGCGATCTCGGGCCGGCCGGGGGGATGGGCCGGGGGGCTCGAGCTCTCTCCAGGGCGGCGAAGCGCGCCGGCAAGGGGCCGGCTCCGGATGATGAGATCGGGCCGCTTTGTGAAACAAACGGGCCCTTTAGTGAAACGATCCGGCCTCCAGGCGAAAAAAAAGCCCGCCGGCCTTTCGACCGGCGGGCTCTCGGCCCGGGAGAGGGGCCCGCTAACGTCGGCGATCGAAATAAGCGCGGAGGGCCTCGCGGACGATCGAGGAGGCGCTCCGGTCCTGGCGGAGGGCCGCGGCCCGGAGCTCCGCGTCAAGCTCGGGAGGGAGGACAAAGGAGGTCCGGACGATCGGCAACGGCCGCGGCCGGCGATCCGGGATCCCGGCGGCGCTCAAGAGATCCTCCGGCGTTCGCCGCGGACAAGGGCCCGGGCGATTGTAAAAGCTCCGAGGGCTCCGGAGTACCAGGACAAAAGCGCGCCGTCCTCCGGATTGACGTTTCTGATTTTACCGGCGCGCTCACGGTTTATTTTAATCAACCGCGCGAGATCGCGGGAGATCCTCCGGCGAAGGAGATCTTGAGCGATCCCGATCGCGACGAGGGCGATAATTGTGAGGACGAGGACGAGGGCGGACATTTTCAAAAATCCTCGACTTCGATTTTCCGGAGGGTTTCTTCGGCCGCGGCGATCGCGACGGCCGGATTTTTGCGGGCCGGCCGAGCCTCGGGCGGGATAAACTCGGCGTATAACTTCGCATAAACGCGAGCCCAAACGAGGACGCCTCGGAGACAATCGACGAGCTCGCCGGCGAGGAGCTCGAGCGGCGTCGGCGTAAGGGAAAGCCTCTTTTCCGGATCCCGGAGAACGGTCTCGCGCGCGGGCCGGCGGAGGACCTCCTCGAGCTTTCGGATCTCGACCTCGGAGTCCGGCCCGGGATTGAGGGCGAAATGGATCGCGCTCTCGAGGGCGGACCGGAGCTCCGCGTCCGTCGGAGGATCTCCGGCGAGCGCTCCGGCGTCGGCCTTGCATTCGGCGTCGACCTTTTTCGCAAAGGCCGCGGCGTATTCCCGGCGATCGGAGGCCTCGAGGTCGAGGCGCTCGGCGGGATCCGGCCGGTCGACGTCGTCGACGAGCGAGAGCGCGAGCTCCGCGTCGTCGTTTGCCTCGTCAAATTGACGGGCGATCCGGCCGAGGAGCTCCTCCGGGACGTTTGTCTTTCTCGCCTCCAGGACCGCGGCCTTGAGAGCGCGGAGAGCGAAATACAGGTAAGGAGCGGCGATCGCGAGCTCATGGTTTTTTTTCGACGGATCGGGCTTTTTGTCGAGGCGGATCCCGCAACGCCGGCCGTCGCGGTCGACGACTTGGGAGGATCCGTCGGGCTCGACGCGATCGGCGCGCCTCCAGGGAAAGGGAGAGAAGCGGAGCGAGGGATAAAACATGATTAAGCCTCCTTCGGCTTGAGATCGGCCGAGTCCTTGGGGCCCTCGGCCGCTTTAAAGCGCTCGAGCTCGTCGCTCGCGGCCTCGAGGAGCTCGCGGCCGAGAGCGTTCGTCGCGTTCGAGAATTTAATCCAGGCCCGGGACTCGCGATCGATCCCGGCCCGCGAGAGGATTCGGCCGGCATGGTTTGCGGCCTCGGCGAGGGCGGAGAGATAAGCCTCCGTCCCGGCGTCGTAAATCTTCCGATAAATGGAACCGGCAAGGGGGGAGAGGAGCTTGTCTTTTGGCATAATTAAACCTCCTCGGATTTTTTGGGATCGCGGAGGAGCGTCGCGAGATAGGCGCGCTCAAATTCGGCGATTTTTTCGGCGCGGATTTTATCGGCCTCGCTCTTGAGCATGAAGCGCCGGCCCGGGCCCGGGACGAAAGAGGCCGGCGAGATCCAAAAGGAGCGGCCGTCGTCCATCTTGATTTTAATTTGAGTCCCGAAACGGCCCGAGGAGTCGACGAGGACGATCTCGCCGAATCCGTCGACGTTCGCGACGTCGCCGGAATAATAAATTTTCTCGCCGGCGGAGAGGATCCCGCCTTTATGCTTGGGATCCTGGACGGCGCGCTCCGCGGTTTTTTGTTCGCGGATTTCGTTCCGGGCCCGGAGGCCGAGGCGGAGGATTTTTTTATCGCGGTCGTTCATTAGCGGAGGCTCCAAACGTCGCGAAGGTGAGAGAGCTCGGCCTCGTCCGCGAGGCCGGAGACCGCGAGCTCAAGGCTCCCGCTCTGGCGGATACAAGCGGGCCCGCCGGTAACGGGATCCGCGAGCTCCGCGTCGAAGGTCATATAAACGATCGAGTCAAATCGATCGCGGACGCGCTCGACGCGGTAACGATGAGCCTCTCCGAAAAGCTCCCGATTGAGGATCTCGAATTTTCCTTTTTCCATTTTCTTGACTCCTTGGCCGTCGCGGGTCCCGGCCTCGATCCCGATCTCGATCTCGTTTATCATAAGATAAGTATATTATTAATAATTATTAAAAGCAAGTTTTCGACCTGGTTCCTCGAGAAAATCGCCCTTGTAAGTTATTGATATTAAACGGCTTAAAAAATCTTTGAAAATGACTAAAATCTACTCGCAAAATTTCCTTGATTTTTCTTGATTTTATGGAGGATTTTTATATAATGTCCGTGGAGGTCAAAACATGGCAAAGCCCAAGAGACCGCCGCGGCGCGCGGTCCAAGTCCTTTTAACCGAGGACGAATTTCGCGCCGTATCAGAGGCCGCTCGCCGAAATAACCGATCGCTCGGCGGGCAAGTTCGCGAGATCGTCGATATTTGGCTCGGCCTTAAAAGTCGAGTCGATAATCTCTCGATCGAAGGATCGTCTCCGCGCGCGTGAGTCGCGGGAAAGGAAAAAGGAAAATGGCTTTCACAAAGCTTGGGGCCCTCTGGTTCAAAAAGCTCGACGACGGTCGAGAATTCACAAACGGAGTTATAACGATCGACGGGAAAGAGACGAGGATTTCCCTTATCGCGAATCGTTATAAAACCGAAGCAAAACATCCCGATTGGATCCTCGTCCTCGACGAGCGCGGCTCGGCGAACGGCGGAGCTCTGCCGGCCGCTCGTCCCGCGGCCGGACGTTTCGGCCGACCGGCTCCCGCTCCCGCTCCCGCGCGCGCGGCCGCTCCCGTTCCGGATAATACTCCGGTCTATGATCCGAACGATCCCGGCGACTATGTCCCGCCCGACGACGGAGTCCCCTTTTAAGGGCGAGCCCATGACAACCGAACAAAAGAAAACGCAAACGCGCGCGGCCGCTCCCGCTCCCGCTCCCGCTCCCGGCGTCCCGCTCATTTACTCGGCGATTAATTCGGTTATGGCCGAGATCCCGGCGATCGCGAAAACGAATCGGAACAAAGAGCAAGGATTCGTTTTTCGCGGGATCGACGACGTCTATTTCGCGGTTAATCCCGTTTTCGCGGCCCATAATGTTTTCATGCGGGCCGAGGTCCTCGAAGTTAAGCGCGAGGAGAGGCCCTCGAGGTCCGGCGGGCTCTTGACGATCGTCCAAGCTCGCGTCCGATATCATTTCGTTACGACGGACGGATCCTCGCTCGCGACGGAGTCGCTCGGCGAGGCGATGGACTCGGGCGACAAGGCGACCTCGAAGGCGATCGCGATCGCTCATAAGTACGCGATCCTCCAAATGTTTTGTATCCCGACGGCCGAGCAAAAGGATCCGGACTTCGAGACTCCGGAGCCCGCGGCCGCTCGCTCCTCGGCTCCGCCGGCAAGCGCGCCGGCGTCGAGGCTCCCGGGATCCGCTCCGCGGCCGTCCGGCCCTCCGCCGGCGTCCAGGCCCGCGGCCGCTCCCGCCGGACAAGCGGCGCTCCCGGGATCCGGGCCGGCTCCCGCGGCCGCTCCGTCGCCCATAGATCCAAAACTCCCGATTTCCGAATCGACGGCAACCGATATTTCGGATTACGCGACCGCGATTATAAACGACAAAACGGAGACAGAGGAAAGCCTTTGGCTCCGGATCCAGAATTACGTTGTCTCAAGATTTGGAACGCCTCCTCCGGCCGTCCTCCAGGACTTAACGGAGGCCGAAGGGGTCGAGGTCCTCTATCGTTTAAAAATGATCGCGGCCGCAAACACTCCCGCCGGAGGTGGAAAATGAGCGCCGCTAAAATGCCGTCGGCCGAAAGCAAGCTCCGGGCCTCCGCCCGGGCCCATACCGTCTATAAGCTCCAGGACGGGACGCGAGTCCCGGGAGTCACAACGATCCTCGGCGTCCTCAATAAGCCCGCCCTCGTCAAATGGGCGAATAACCTCGGGCTTCAAGGGATCGACTCGACGAAATACGTCGACGCGCTCGCTTGCGTCGGGACGGCCGCTCACGCCGCTTGTATCGCGGACCTCCGCGGCGAGAATGTCGACGCCGTTTTCTCGCCGCTCGGAAAGGATACGCGCGCGCTCGCGGAAAACTGCTATCTCTCTTTTTGTTCCTGGCTCAAAAAACACAAAGTCGAGCCTATCGCGACGGAGCTCCCGCTCGTCTCCGAAAAATACGGATACGGCGGGACGCTCGATATTCTCGCCCGCGTCGACGGAAAAATCGAGATCGTCGACCTTAAAACGGGTAAGGCGATTTATCCGGATTACTTCCGGCAAGTCGCCGGATATTGGAATCTCGTTATCGAAAACGGGATCGTCTCGGATCCGATCGATCAATTCCGGATCCTGAATATCCCGCGGGCCGAGTCCGAGGCTTTCGACGAAAAAGTCAAGGTCTCTCTCCGGACGCAATGGGACATTTTCGTCCGGTGTCTCGACGTCTACAATTTATTTAAGCTCGAGGGGGCCGAATAATGAGCGACCTCGCGGGCGACAAAAAAGGCGAGAGGGCCTCGATCGGGGCCCTCATCACGAAAAGCGAGGCGCTCGTCGCGCGGATCGACGGCTTCGTCGTTAAAAATCAAGAGGACCTCGCGGCCGTCAATTCCGTCTACCTGGACGCGCGCGAGCTCGAGAAGGCCGTCAAGCTTCATTATGACGAGCTCGAGGCTCCGATCAAGGGCGACCTCGCAAAGGTCCGGAACGAGCGAAAGGCGATCGAGGTCCCGCTCGCCGGAGCGGTCTCCGCTTGTAAGGCAAAAATGGACGGATACGTCCGGGAGCAAGCGCGGCTCCGCGAGGAGGCGGAGCGCGCGGCGTTCCAGGCCGAACAAAAAAAGCGGATCGAGGAGGCCGCGAAAAAGCGGGAGGCCGACGAGCTCCTCGCAAAGGCCGAGCAAGCGGCCGACGACGGAAACGCCGGCCGCTCCGAGGAGCTCCTCCGGGAGGCCGCGAAAAAGGAGTCCGCGGCCGTCGAGATCTCTCGAGCTCCTCTCCCGGCTCCTCCGCCGGCTCCGCTCCCGGTCCTGTTCGGCCTAACAAAGCGGAAAAATTGGGAGGTCCGCCTCGATCCGAAGCTCTCGCCCGAGGAGGCCGAGGCCCGGATCCCGCTCAAGTATCGCCCGATCGATTGGGCGGCGATCAAGAGCGACGCGAATAAAACCGAGGGCCGGATCGAGATCCCGGGCGTCGAGATCACGCGCGAGGACAAGCTTCAGAAAAAGCCCGGACGGTCCTCCGCCGGCGACCTCCCGGGCCTCTCGACAAGCTCGCGCGCTTGAGGTATGCTCGGGGATATAGGGCCTCCGAGTAAATGATAAAACCGATCGCGGGTCGTCTCGTCCGCTCCGGCGCGAAAGCGTTTCGGGGGCCCTTCGGACGAGCGGCCCGCGTTTTTTTTAAAGGGAAAAAACATGGAGCATAACGGCCGAGAGGAAAAAAATCCATGGTCAAAATGGTATTGGTCCGATTGGTTAGCGGATCCGGCGATCCGGATCTCGAGCCTCGCCGCGAAAGGCTTATGGATCGACCTCCTCGCGATCCTCGCGACGAGTAAAATCCGCGGCGTCCTCGTAATTCCCGAAAAGCAAAATTCGCCTATTTTCGGGAAAGACGTCGTTTCCGGAAAGCAAAACAAAAGCAAAATGGAAGCAAAATATCTGTCAAAATTTTCGGGCAAGTCGGCGGAGGCGATCGAGATCCTCCTCGTCGA